TGATTGCAAACCTTTACTGTATGGATGAACAGTTGCTAGACTCCGCTCCGCTTTGTGCACGAAGCGGGAGTCTTGGCTGGATTTGCAGGAAAGGGCTGCGGATTCGGCGTTCAGCCTGGATGTTGACGCATCCAGGCTGATCGCTCCTTTTTTACTCGGGCTGCCCGAGGCAAACCGTTCTGACATATCTCTGCAACGCACTCAGTTGCCGGATGGCATCGTCTCCGTCGACACCGGCATGGAGAATTCTTTCTGCAGTCGCTGGGTCAAGTTCGGCTCGACCTTCTTCATCAGGCTGGCCGGGGGAGCTTGTGGTGGCTCGCAGATTGGTAGCGGGACAACTGGCTTTGACGTACACGCGCTGAGTGCCAGTAACGACAGCAGTAAGCATGGGTTTATTTTGTTCATCGGCTTTGGCCTGTTCCTGGATGTGCTGCGTGTCGAGATCGAGTAGCAGCTTCTGAGTTTTCTTTCGTGATTCATTGGCAGCAGTGAGCTGCCCCACCTTCTCCCGCTCACCATCCCGCTCGACCGCCAGGCCATCACGAGCGCCTTTCACACTGTCGAGCCGCAACGCCAGGTAGACGACAGATGCCAAGAGCACCAACAACATCCACGCCCAAACAGGGACCAGCTTGAGGACGGCCGTCATGGCACAGCCTTGAAAAAAACGTGGTGGCCAAGCTTCAATGTCTGTTTTGCCTTGGCTGCCCAATCCGGCGCTTTCGCCATGGTGGTTGCGTAGTAATGCGTGGCACCTCCGGTGGGGTCTGGCTGCTTGCCGTCAATTACCTGATCAGCAGCGATACGGACCTGGGCGAACTCGCGGAAAGGGATCGGCTTTGCCCCAATGAGGAACGGATAGTTTGGATCGCTCCTGTTCCAGCAACTGAACTGCCAAGCCTTCTGACAGACACCGGCGTAACCTTCTCCCCACCAATCGGGTTTGCCGTCGTTGTTCAGATCCATCTCGACGCGATTGCGGATCGACCAGGCCACTGCGATCTGTCCTGCCAAACCTTCACCACGGGCCTCGCCCCACAAAGTGCGGGCAAGAATGTCGCGGTCGTTTTCGGTAATGGTCATGCTTTTCTCCAGACGAAAAAAAACCGCCTTGAGGCGGTCGTTGATGAAGTGGGGGTTATTCGATCTGTACGACTTTCAGCGGCCCTTTCTTTTTCTTGCCCTTGGCGTCAGCCTTGCCCTTATTCCCGGCGTTGCACTCCACCGTGGTGGTCCACCCAGACTGACTCCACAGTTGCTCAACGGATTCGGCCAGGTATTCCCCATCAGCGCCTTCTTTGAAGCCCTGCGCGCTGATAGGTGACTCAGCAAATACGTCAGTGCGACCGCTCATTTCCAATCGAACGCCTGCCGTGGAACGATTGAAGCCGGCGAGCCGGGCCTTGGCGGCTGCTTCTGCCGCAGATTTATTGGCGTGTATGTGACGGTCGGTGTGGACAGGCGGCAATCCAGCGGCGTTATTGTTATCCACGTCTACCGTAACCAGCTCACCCTTCTCGTCCTGATAAGCGGCACGCGTGGCTTTTTTGACCGAGTCATCACCGAAGCGAAATTGATAACGGCTGACATCGCTTCTACTAATAACCACCAGTGGCAGTGTCTTACCGGTGGCGCTCTTTCCGGCGTCACGCGGCAGCACCAACAGCTTGCCATCCGCCACCTTGGCCGTGCAGTCGTACTGCTTCGCCAAGCGAGTGATGAAATTCAGATCCGATTCGCCCAGCTGGTCGGCCCGCTCTACGATGGTCTCCACCGGGCACTCCGGAATCCAGCCGTTTCGCTTGGCAACATCGGCCACGATGCTGGCTAGCGTGACGCCTTCCCAGCTGCCGCTCCGCGTGGTTTTCGCCGCGCTGCGCGTGTCGCTGGACTTGCTGCGTATCACGATGGTGTCAGGCGGGCCGGACAGTTCCACCTCGTCGACGGTGTACCGACCCAGCAATGTCAGTTTGTCGCTTTCCCAGCCCAGGTACACGGCGATATTCGCGCCGCGCTTGGGCAGGGCCAGCGCGCTGTCACGGTCATCCAGACGTAGTTCGAAGTCGTCAGCATCCGCGCCGGGCTTATCGATCGTTCGCGCGGACAAAAGCCGATCGTTAATCAGATGGGTGATGTCCACGCCATCGGCCACGATGCGGTGTACTGGCTTCACAGGGGAGTCTCCAGAAAGGAAAAACCCCGCTCAGTGGCGGGGCTTGGGATATAACGAAGGGGAGTAAGGCGGGGTCAGTCCCAGAGCTGGACCGTGGTATCAGCGCTTTCAACGATGTCAGGCAGCACGATGCGCAGGCCCGAGGCGAAGGGTTGCGGCTGACGCCCCAGCCCCTCGTTGGCCTCCAGCACGGCCTCCACCGTGCCGCGTAAATGCCCGTAGTAGTTATTACAAATGGTGTCCAACAGGTCGCCGTTAGACGTTCTGCATATCGTCGCCATAACGCACGAACTCCAGGCTAAAAGTTTGCTTGCGCGGGATGCCACCCTGCAGCAGGCCGCTTTGTTCTTCGGTGACGCTCGCCAGACACCAATGCCCCAGAACCAAGCCATAACCGGTGGTCAGGCTCAGTGGGGCCAGCTGCTGCCCAATCAGGCGAATGGTGTCCAGCTGCTTCAAGCCACCTTTGAACCCGGTGAAGATCACCCCGCGCAGGGTGATTTTCTCGTCACCCATGCCGACCGCCTGCTGTGCTGGACGACGGCCTAGACGTTCCTGACTGGCCCACCGATAGACCGTCGAGCGCTGCAGGTTGTCATAAGCCGCCGTATTGAGGTTGAAGTAGAACGGCTTCCCACTGGTCGACAGGGGCGTCAGGATCATCAGGTGCGGGTATGAACCCACCGCCTCGGGGGCCGGGGTTGTCGCGGGGGCCAGCGCCGCCGTGGGCACGACCGTTTCCACCTCCGGGCTGACCTTGGGAATCAGCTTGCCTGCCACGGTCTTGGCCCGCTCGTATTGCTCCTTTAGCTTGCCCGCGCTTTCGTTCAGCGTCTCGTAAGCCCGCGTTGCCCGGTCATAGGTGCCAACGACCTGATTAACCCGGCTCTGCGCATTGCCGATAGCACCCATCACCCGATTGATTTTGGCCCCCATCGCAGGCCCCACGAAGGGAATCCCTTCGAGCACGTCAGTAGCGCTGCTGATTTGGCTGACCGCACCATTGATCGGCCCGAGCACGCCCGCGACGTTGTTTCGCCCGGCCTGCCCCGCCTCAACCATGTATTTTAAGCCCGACTGCAGCCTGTCCAGATATTCCATACGCCTCCTTTAGCTGTGTGATTCGTCGGACATGCTGCGCCGTGACGCTTGCCGGGCCATGTCATCGAGCACCCGCTGGATTTCCGGCATCATCTGGTTAACCAGCTGTTGCGGGTCCTTGGCATCGCCCTGGACGGTGATTTGAAACACGGGGGCAAAGGTGTTGCTTTGCTCCAAGCGGGTCGGCTCCACCAATGGCGCAGGCTTGGCCGGAGCCAGCAGCGACATGGCAGGGCTTTGCGCGTCGGGCTTTTTCATCAGTTCGGCCATGACACCGCCGTTACCCGTAACGCCCGGTTGAAACGCCGAAGCGAAACCGCCCAGACTGGGCACGGCTGGCCCCGGGCGCGGCTGCATCAGCATGGGCGTGACCGGCGCGGCTTTAGCCAGGTCCGAGTCACCAAACAGCGATTTGCCCGCGAAACCGCCCAGCGCACCGCCGCCCGTACTGCCCAGGTAAGCCCCGATTGCACCGCCGATGGCCGTCCCAATAACCGGCACCACCGAGCCGATGGCCGCGCCTGCAGCAGCTCCGGCCAGCGCACCCGCCGCCGTGCCTGCCGCCTCGCCGTAGCCTTCGGCCTTTTCGTCCTTGGTCTTGGCAGTGTCGTACACCTCCTTGACCTTGATCGCGGCATTGAACAGTTCGCCGGGCAACGACCCGCGCACCTCCCCGCCCGTGTTGATCCGTCGCACGGCCGGTGCCTTGGGCACCAGGGACATGGACGTGCCCGCGCTCGGCGCGCTGGTCGGGGGCTTCCAGCCGCTTAACTTGCCGGGTTGAGCCGGTGCAGCACCGCCACCCGAGTAAACCCGCATACGCGGCTTGGGGGCCTCAGGCGCAGCACTGACCGGCGCAGGCGTGCGGTCACGACCGCCCCACCACCGACGTCGACCACGGGTACTGCTCTCGCCCGCTTTGCCGCCCCGTCCTGCAGATCCACCAGGACCACCCGAGCCGCCCCCGATACCTGGGCTGTTGACGACGTGGACCTTTTGCACAAGGTTGGGGTTGCCCATCAGCGTGCCGCGACCGATGTTCATCACACCCCGCAGCACCTTTACCGTGCTGTACATCGCAGCCAGACCCGCGACCGCACCACCCACCGCCACCACCGCGCCGACCACGCGCGGTGACGTGTCAGCCAGCCCGCCGAGGCTGCGCGTTACTGCAGTGATTTGCGTAGCCACCGTGTCGGTAATCGGCTGCAACGCATCGCCAATGCTGCGCAACGCGTCATTGCCGCTTTGCCCGGCCTCGATCCATTTCTGTGCCGAGGTTTCGCGGCGCTCGCCCAGGTTCTTGTCCAAGATACCCTTGGCGCTGGATGAATCCTTTTTTAGCTGCTCGTACAGGGCCTTGTTTTGCATGTAGGCCGTGAGCGCGGCCTTTACCTGCATATCGGCAAACAGATCACCCGTGCGCAAGGCCTGTTCAAGGGAATTCATCATTTCCTTGGCCTTGGCCGGGTCAGCCTCCTTGCTGATCTTCGCCATCGAGGCGGCCATGACCTTGGCCTTTTCCGGGTCGGTCGCCTCGACGTATTTCTGTGCCAGGGCAAAGCTGGTTTCCAGCGTGGACTTGCCTTTCTGCAGGCCGGTATTCATCGACTTCTGATAGTCAATGCCCGCGTCTTTGTAGGCCTTGACCACATCCCCGGAACCGATTTTCTCCATCCAGTTCTTGAGGTTGTTGGCCGCCTCGTCGCTGCTGCCGGCCGTTTTCATCTGTACCTGTAGCATGGCCCCCAGCTGGGACACCGCATCGTTGCCGGTGATACCTAACTTGCCCATACCTGCCAGCAGTTCAGGGAACCATTTCGCCATGTCACTGGCTTCAAAGCTGCCCGCCTGCCCTTGGTACGCCACCGCTTCTAAGGCCTGCTGCATCTTGGCCGGGTCGGTGATTTTGGCGTTCTGACCCAGCGCCATAATCATCTTGGCGGTGTCCACACCGTCAGCGCCCTGACCCACCACGAACTTGGCCGCAACCGGCGCGTATTCCATCGCCTTGGTTAGATCCATGCCCGCGCCTACAAGGCCGTTGACCAGATCCGCTACTTGGTTGCGACCCATGCCGGTATCGCGCGATGTTTCAATGATTTTCTGAGAGACCTGCGCCTCTTGCGGCTGATTGGCAATGCCCGCCTTGATCGCGATGTCACGAATGATCGCGTTGTAATCGGCGCTGATCTTGGCAGGCGCGACCATGGCGGCAGCACCCACCGCCAGACCTTGCCCGACGTTGCGCAGGCCCTGCCCGCCTTGGCGGATCTGCGCCTGACCCAATGACTTGAGTTCGGCGGCGCGCTGTTCGCGGCCCAGGCGCTGATAAGCCTTGCCCAGGTTGTTGACCTGAACACCCTGACGGCGCAACACGTCAAGATTGACTTCCAGCTTGCGCCGCAAGCCGTCGGCCGTGGTCGACCCCTGGGCGTGCGCCTTGCGCCACTCTTCCTGCAGGCGCTTGGTCTCACCAACGACCGACTGCAGCACCTTGGCCTTGGCTCCCGCGTTGTCGAGGCGCTTTATGCGCCCCTCCACGTCGTTGAATGCCTTGCCGACCGAAGCGCTTACAGCACCGCCGATCACCAGCCCGAGGGCTAAACCGTTCGCCATGTCGCTACCCCGTTAGCCCCAGGGGCGGCTCGTCATCCTTGAGCCACCACACCAGCTCGTGAAACGGCATCGACTCCAGTTCAGCCAGGGTGAAACCCGTGACTTTCGCCAGACGTCGTGCCGCTCGTTTCTGCATCTCGTAACTGAGGTTATTCCTCGTCAGCCAGACGAAAATAACCACGCTGCAAGCGCACATAATCTTTCACGGAAAGACCCTCCAGCTCGGCCTGTTCGGCCGAACACAGCCCCGCATACAGCATCATTTCCGAGGCGTTCTGGTCGGTCGGATACTTCGCTGTACAGTCGCGCGTCTCTTTGATCGTCGGGGAACGCAGGGTCACTTTGTCCGTCTTCATCCCGCAGACGGTACGCGGCTTGCTCAGCGTGATAACCGCGTGCTCGGGCGTCACCACCAGCCAGTCAGGCGACTCCACCACCGGGTCATCGACCAGCAGCGTGTAAGCGCGCTGCAGGCGGCGAAAGTCTCGGACTTTCAACGCGCTCAGGTCCGCGTGATGCACACCACACAGGTCGCTGAACAGGTGCAACTCCGCTTCTTCTTCGTTGGAGTATTCCGCGTCATTGTCGCGGTACTCCTTGATCGTCGGGTCACGCATGGTCAGGGTGCTGGCCTCTGCACCACTGAATGTGCTGGTGACAGAAAGCGTGATAACCGCGCCCAGGGCGGTCAGCTCGATCCACTTGGGCAAAACTGCTGCTTGTTTCATGGTCTTAAATCCTTAAATACCCAGGGCGTCACGCATGGCTTTCAGCTGGTCCACACCGTCAACGATGCGGATGGAGTTGACCGGATCGAACTCGAACCAGACCTGCCCGTCGACCTCCAGCTTGTAATAGGTGACGTTCAGTTCGTGCTTCCATTCGGCCTTGGTACCGGCCGACCAGTCGCCCGGATCGACGCCAGTGACCAAGCCGCGAAGCGTGGCAACCACGGCCTTGGTGACGCCGCCTTGGCCCTTGAATGCGCCCCGGAACGAGCCGCTGAACGAGTTGCCATCGAACAGACCGAACTTGGTCATGGACTCTTTACGCACGCCGGTCGTGGTGAAGGCGGCGTCCATCTTTTCCAGGCCCATGTCCATGTCGATTTCGGCGTCCATGCCGCCGCCACGGAACGGCTCAACCTTGAGCTTGAACTTGGGCAGGGACAGGCTGGGCACATCGCCCTTGAAGCTCGTACCGGCAACAAACAGGTTGGTGTTAAACAATACTTCCGGAATCATGGAGCGGCCCCTTACGAACGAGTGTCGAGAACATCGGTGATCCACTTGTTCGAAACATCAACAAGAAAGATCGGGTTTTCAGCAGGCGGCGAGTCGGTGAAGTGGACACCGAAATAAATCTTGCCCTGCTCCAGCTGCGTGGCCGTGTTGCGCTCGGTGTCCACGTAGACCTCGAAGTTGACCACCGCGCCCGCCGCCTTGAGGTCACGCATAAAGCCGTTCAGGCTTTCCAACACGTCCTTGACCATCCCTTTGGTGATCGGGATATCGACGTATGGCTTCATGCCGTAGAGCAGTGCGGCCATGACCATATCCATGGTCCGGACGCGGGTGACGAAGGCCCATTTCGGATCACTGGACAACGTGCGGTTGCCCCACAGGCGGTAACCGTCATCGCGGATGATCGTCGCGATATTGGCGTTGTTCATCAGGTTGGCCCGGCACGTCGGGTCGCCGTCGTTGAACTCCACCGGGCGCTTGGTACCGGTCAAGCCGACAAACTCCTTGTTGGACGGCGACGCCCAGAAACCGTAAGTCGCATCGGTCCAGGCAAACAGGCCCGCCACCCAGGCCGAGGCTGGGGCGTCCACGTCCGCGTTTGCGGCGGTGTCCCAGAACTTGACGCCCGGATCGACCATAAACAGGCGCTTGCCGCCGAAGCCTTGGGCGTAGGCCATGGCGGCCTCGTCGGTGGTGTTCGGGCCGTCAAGGATGGCGATTGCGCCGAGCTTTTCGGCCAGCGCATCCATGGCAGTGGCTACCGCGACCTTTGAAGAATGCCCCGGGGCAACCAACAGCCGCGGTTGAGCGTTGAACAGGCTTTTACCATCGAGCAGGGCCTGCAGGCCGGTGCGCGTGCCGTCGGCCTTGACGCCCCCAATCACCGCCGAGGTCATCGCCGCATCATCGGCCAGCGGGTCCAGGCCTACCGCAATAATCACCGCCTTGGCGCGGGTGTAGATCGCCTGGGCAGCACGGGTGATAGGCGAAACCTCACCGAAAGCCGCAATGGCCTCACGCTCGGTGGTCAACATCACCGGAACGCCCGGCTTGGCCGCGCCCGGAGTGGCAAGGGCAGCCCAACCTTCGGCCAGCACCGACACCAGACCGATGATCGAGGACGACGGCGTAGAAATGGTTCGCGCGCCGCCCGTGACCAAGGAAGTGGTCACACCGTGAAAAAAACTTGTACCAGCCATAAAAGCGCTCTCCAGAAACGGAAAAACCCGCACTAGGCGGGCTTCGGATAAAACAGGGTTAGCGTTACGCGTAACGCGCTAAGGTCAGGTCAAGGACTTGCCACGATCTGGCTCAATGTTGTTTTCGCAGTGATCAGGGTCGAACCAGTCCAGCAGCCTGCAGAGCACGCAGGCCCAGGGTTTGCCCTTGCGCGCGGCCTTGCCCGCCCGGGAACTGATCGTCTCGTCTTCGTGACCGCCAAATGCGGTGTTGGCCAGCTGGTCGAACGACACAGCCAAGCGCCAGGCGCGGGCACTGTTGAACAGCACAGCCACCAGCATCCAGCCCAGGCCGACCACCGCCACCAGCAAACACAGCAGCACCAGCGCAAGGCCCAGGGCCAACCCCTTGATGCGCTCTACCATACGACGGCCCCCACATCCGCCAGGGTCTCTGCCTTGTCCAGCAGGTCCTCGGCGGCCTGACGCTTGCCAATGATTGCGCCCGAGTACGCGGCGTAACCCACGGCCTTTTCCTGCACCCGGGTTGCAAGCTCCGCCACCGGAAGGCCGCGCACTTCTGCAATGGCCGACAGCAACGGCGTTTCGCCGGGCGGATCTAGCTGCAGAGCCGCCGCTTCCTGCACCTGTTGCGGCCAGCTCTGCAGCTCGCCGGGCGGGTAAGTGCTGGTCAGGGCATTCAACGCCCGCTCACAGCCTGCGTTGATTTCCTGCAGTTTGACGGCCTTGGCGGCCTTCACCTTGTCGGTGTCAGCCGCCAGATAATCCAGCACGCCCAGGTACTGCGTTTCAGCCAGCGAACAGGCGGGGATTTCCTGCGGTTGGCCGGGCAGATCCACCGCCACGAACAGGCCGTTTTCGCGGTAGTCCGTGGGTACTGCCCAGATACGCACTTTGGCGTCCGCCTGAATCACAGGCAGCACGATGCTCTGACCATTTACGGTCAGGGTTCCATGTTCAATATTCATTACTGATTTCCCAAAACTGTAAGGGGCCAAATCAGCCCCAACTTAGGGTTTAAACTTTCGCTAGCCGAGTGCCGTAATAACCAGCATTGTTTGATTCAGCCACAGACTTAACTGCGAACATTCCACAGCCCGCACCCCATTCCCATGACCCGCCATGTGCCAGGACTGAGCTAGGCTCACAACTCCAGATGTCTCCCAACGTAGAATTAGCGGAAGACCTGTCGACCGTCGCAGCAAGTAACCCCATTGACAAGTCATAGTTAGCACCGCTGTCAGTTGCAGGCTCGACAATAAATCCTTGAAGACTGCCGTTAAGATTCGTCGTCTGAAATGTCTTGTTCCCTGACTTATCCCATATCAATAACCGGCCATTAGAATCTAGCTTAAGACCATCGAAAAGCTGATAAACATTTCCCCACAAACCTTTAATTCCACGCCAAGCGGCCGTTATCACCATCTCATGATTGACCACTGCGATGGGGCCAAGGTAATTACCTTGGGCGACTAGGGCTTGAACATCTGCCCCCCCAAGCTCGATCAACATTAGGAGTTGCAAGGCTTGCAGCTGGTAATAGCTCCAGATCGAAAACCCCGTCACGCCTCCGACGTTACGGGCCGCCGCAAGGGTTTTTAAAGCCGTGAAAGTAAGATTCGTGATCGGCGCATTGTTTTCGTTCAACGAGAACAATTTTCGATTCGTACCATTAGGCGAGTTTGCCTGGAATGCCCCGACCCAAAATTGCGCTATCGGCGCGCCTGCCTCCATGAACGCAGGATGAAGCGAATACCCTGGCAATAGCTGATCCGAAATCCACCATGCTCGCTTGCCAATATTAGGCCCCGCCGCAATGGTTCCGGCCTTCACATAAAACGCGGGAATCTTAACCATTGCCTGACCGTCAATGGTGACTTCCTGAATAGCGCCGTATACCGCATGAGAGCTGAAAAAAGCAGCATCGGTTACTTTGGCCGCGCCGCTCTCATCAACCCTCGACCACGTACCCGAGCCGCCGCCAGCGGCCAGCAAGGCAATACCGATTACGTTGGCAAACTGCGCCTTAGTTGTGAACTTGCTTTCGGTCGACCACTCGGACCAGCCTTTGGCCGACCCCTCGTGCCGCGCGCGCACGAAATAACCCGACTGACCAGGAAGCAGCTTTCCAGCGGGCGGCACCATCGACAGCTTGTTCACGGTGTCTCTGCCGCTATCCCAAACCGGCGCAGCGTAGGTGCCATTGGCCGAGCGGATCTGAACCTGGCTCGCCGTATGGGTATCCGTTGCGCCTGCCGTCGCGGCAAACGCCGAAGTTGCGATGGTCGGCTGTTCCGGAACATCCACCGCGTTGACAGCAGGGCCGGTGATCGTCGGCGGCAGGACGTAGGCAAATGATGCGGCAGTGGTAAAGCTGGACACCACCGAGTAATCCGACCACAAACCGGCTACGTCACGCACCCGGGCGCGCCAGTAAATCACCGTACCCACCGGCAGAACACCGGCCGGAAGTCCGTAAGACAGGCCCGCAGGCAACGCGCCAGAGTCATGCAGGACAGTGGCGAAAGCCGCATCCTTTGACAGCTGAAATTGAACCGCATCCTGTGCGTTACCCGACGGAGTGGCGTAGGCCGCAAGGGCCAGCGTTGGGCGCTCCATCACTCCCGTGGCGGCGGCGAGCGGCGATGTGATCAGCGGCGTGGCCGGGCGCAAGTCCGGGTTAATGAAACCACCCAAGCCAGTGGAGCTGCCCAGCGCCACTACGTGCGCAATGGTCATCGCCTCACCTTCGACGTCCATGCGCAACCAGCCATCACCACGCATCGGCAGGATGTATTCGTAGTCGGCAAAGCCTGCAGGAATATCACCACCCGTACGGCGCAACGACCAGCCGGTCTCTCTCCACGTCGGCTGATAGCCGTCACGGTAATAGATGCGCGCCAAACCGGAGTTGAGCGAACGGCGTAACACCACAGCCCCACCAGCCGCGTCAGTGCCAATATTGATCGAGCGGGTCAGGTAAATATCACCCGGCATCGCCGCCGCATTCTGCGCGCCCAGCACCTTGATACTCGAACGCACAACCTGTGCGGACGGACCCCAGTTGCGCGCCAGATTCGCGGTCAGGCGCACCCGCACACCGGACAGAATCGTCTGGATCTGCACCAGAGCGGAAACCGGCGCAGCCTTGCCGCCTGCATCCAACGCGGCCGCCAACGGACCCAAGGGCTGACCCAATCCAACGACTGCACCCGGACCTTACCGGCGGTGAGGTCTACCGCAACGACCTTGCCGGTCTTGATCATCGCAGCGATCATGCGGTCATGTTCACCGAGAACCGCGCGGCTCATAATTGTTCCGCTAAGGCGTCGATACGCGAATCATCCACGGCAAAAACCAACTCAGCCGACGCTTGATCAGGCCAGGGCCATTCCTCCTCGCCGAGTTGTATTGCCTGGGTCCACTCGACGAGCCACACCGTATAACCGTCCAGCTCTGGCTTGGTCCAGTCAGGAACGGCCTGGACAAATTCTGCCGGACCGACACCGTCGATCTCCCAATATTGCGCGCGGAGCAACACAGCTAGTTGAGCCACCAACTGTGCTGCCTGGTGACTCGGCTGATGTTGCTCGGAACCAACCACTATGCGGGCTTCAAACTTGCCCACCAGCGCCGTTTGGCCCGTACCATCGTCTTGGCCAGGTTCGATTTCAGCCAGTTCAAGGAACAATGCAGGTAAACGCGTTACCGTGCGTTCATCAATCTCCGGCCAGGTGGCGACGGTTTCCAGCCCGGTCAAACGCTCGCCAATCTGCTTTTCAATGGCAGCAAACAAGCGACCCAACGTGAGCGGCTCATCCAAGTGAGTTACCTCGCAGGTATTTTTGGAGCTCGAAGTTCAGCTCCTGTTTCAAGATTTCCAGCAGACGTTGCTCTGCGCGACGTGTCCATGCCTCGAACAACGGACGTACCTCGTCAAGCTGCACCATCGCCTTAGCCAGCGGAAAACGGTCGCCATTTTCAGCGATCCATCCCGAGCTAGGTCCACTGGCAGAGGAGACATCGCTGGCCGGATAGTCACCCGCCGAAAAATGTTTGCTGGCCGTCCGAATCCAGATATTGGCGTTGCCACCATAAACACGCTTGTAGAACGCACCCTGGTAACGACGCTTACCGACTGACACACCCGATTGGGTCTGACGAGCGCGGCCGGTGCGGCTGGCTTCTAATGGGTCGATGCCAAACCAGAGCTTGCCCCGAAGCGTGTTGCCTTTGACGGGGTAAGAACGTAAGCGCTGCCGCACCGCCCGCATGGCAATACCCTGTTGCTTGCCCACCGCACGAGCGATGTGGGTCCGCAACCAGCCAAGCGTTTTATTGATTGCCCGACGCTGCGCGGCGGCGGCCGCCTTTGGCACCACCTTGGCGAAGTTAGTGAGCGCCTGTATGTCAGCAGCGGAAGGCTGAATGGTGATCATCCCGCTACTGGACGACGCCTTGTAGAACGAGCCAATACTCATGCCGTCATCCTCAAGACCAAGGCAACCTGCCCAGCGCCATCTGGCTCCAGGCGTACCACGATGTATTCGCCGCCGCCGTCCATGGCAGGCAAATCGATGGTGACGCGCTGGGCTTTCTCAACCCCATCCGAATCGCCCACCCGGATGACGAAATGAGGCTCGCGCAATCCTGTGTTCAAGCGGCCAACCTGTGGTTGCAACCACGGCGCGGAGAACATGCCCAATACTTGACGCCCTCCGATGTAACCGACATCCGCCAGCGTTCCGTAGACCACTGCGTCGACATCGGCCACCAGGTCGCGAAAGCTCATAACTACAGTGTCAGGGTGATCTGCGCACGCGGACGAGTGCACAGGTGCAGTGGATTGGACTGGGCCTCACCGGCCATGCCCTTGTTGAAAGGCAGCGGCTCAATCTTGCTGTAGTAAGGAATGCCCTGGGTATTTACCGTCTCCATGTAATCGGCCGGGGCAAACGCCGAGATGTACAGGTCGGGCACGCCTTCGGGAATCAACAGCGCCTTGTCGTCATGGACGAATGAAACACCGGCGACCTTGCCACGATAGCGCTCCCATACGATGCCACCGAATTCAAAGCTTTCACGGGCATCACCGCGCAGGGCAGCGGCCTGCTGGCTGTTGAGGTAGGTCTCTTTGACCGACTTGTGAACAATCAGTTTGTTCCAGAAGTTCTTGCCGCAGAATGCCCGCGAGCCGCTGCTGGTAACACTGCCCAGCGCCTCTTCCTGCATGTCCAGCGCCTCACCGGCCTTTACGCGCAGCTCCGTCGCTGGATCGGCCAACCCCATAGACATGGTTTGACGCTCAACACCAAATGCCTTGTAGATGTCGAGCAAGACGGTTGAACCATCCGCATCGAGGATCTGACCGTTCAGCGCACCCATGCGTTGGAATTCGTGGGTAGCATCCAGCTGACGGCGAGTCTTGGCGAGCCGCGCGTTAACCACATCCTGCACCGCCTGCAGTTCAGTGCGAGTACCGAAAGCACGGATGCCTTGAATCTCATCAGCTTTGATGGTGAAACGCTCAGGCAGATGCACGGTGTTGAACGGGATCAGATGGCGCTTGGACGCTGCCACCACCAGACCGGACGTACCACGCTCACCAGCAGGTACCAGGGCCAAGGTGTCACCGTCCTTTTCAATCTGCACGGTCAGAGTGGTGATGCCTTCTTCTTGAAACAGTCCGAGGGCACTGATGCGACCCGGCAAGTAAGGTTGCTCGTTGATGGCTGCGGTCAAGGAAGAAACGCTGAACGCTTCATCGTCGAAAATGGCGATATCGGCCATTGGGTACTCTCCAGAAATGCAAAACCCTGCTCAAGGCAGGGTTGGGGATGAGGGTGAAACGAAATACGGCTGAATCGCTGGATGTCAGCGGACGATGATGAATCGCGTCGCCAGCGTCTTCTCGGCGTCCAGGTCAAGCCCGGTCAGATGCACTTCGCTGACCTCGGCCATACGTACAACCGCGCGACCACGACGCACCACGTCCGACTCGCCCAGTGGACCAAAGAGAATTGCCACCGCCGTCTCGCGGCCGTCTTCTGCAGTTGGATCATAAGGCGCGAACTCACCGGATGCCGTCACCAGACCCAGAAGTTGGCCCGGGTTCAACGCGCCACTGGCGGCGACATTGATTGATTCACGGGAAATGTTCCCGGCACCTTCGGAGAGAAGGAATTCGCCGGCATGGATTGGCTCCATTTTGATGCCTGTCATTGTCGTGCCCCTGTTGCGGATTGAGATTTACCACCTTGCGCCGCTCTGCGAGCGGCGTAGATGCCAGGTGGGTCAGGTTGTTTGGCCTGCACTTTCGGCGGTGGATCATTTTCCAGCGGCAGGCTGTTATCAATTTCGAAGCCTTTACCGCTGCCCACCAGCTTGTCGAACAGACGACCACGAACAGCTTCAGCGTCCAGCCCTGCCGACACATATTCAGCGGTGAACTCTGGCAGACGCGCTGCAACGCAAAGATCGCGGACAGCCTTGGCACTGGTCAGTGCTGCGTTGACCACGGCTTCACTTTCCAGCTTGGTCGCGTTGATCAGCGGTTCAATCAGGTTGCTGATGCCTTCCTGCGTACAACGCTGGGTAATCATCAAGGCGAGCTTCGCCGAGTCGTTGACTGGCGGCGGCTCGGGCTTGTCATCTGGCTTGGGTGGCTCAGGTTCCGGGCCATCATCGAGTTGGGCCAGTAGATCCTGAGGCGCATTCTGATAACGCTGCAACGCAGCACCCTGCCCCAGACAGGCGTTCACCTTTACCCCGTCGCCGACTTCATCAGCCAAACCCAGCGCCACGGCTTCACTGGCCGTCAACCAGGTTTCAGCATCGACAAGCCTGCGCAGCTCGACTTCATCGATATCAGGTGACTTAGCCTTGTATGCGGCAATGATCGCCTCGGTGGTCTGGTCAAGGACGTCGGCCACCTTGCGCAGGTCGTCCGCGTCCCCAGCCGTGTACGTCCAGGGGTTGTGGATCATCATGATGGAGTTGGCCGACATGACGACGCGGTGCGCACCGCAGACCGCAACGCTGGCAGCACTGGCGGCCAATGCATCAACGCGGCCAGTGCAGCGTTCGCCCAGGCGGGCCAGCGCGTTGTGCATCGCCAGGCCGTCGAACAGGTCACCGCCGACGCTATTAAAAGCTGCGATGACCGGCGACACGCCGTCGTCCAAGGCTCGCAGATCCTGCACAAACTGATTGGCGGTCACACCCCAGGTGCCAATTTCGCCATAAACGAAAACTTCAATGGTGCGCTGCTCGGCCTCGCCACTCGCCAGCACGTGATACCAATGCTTGTCCTGAACAGCGACCTTTTGCCCGGCCCGGTTGTAAATGATCGGAGCGGCTTTCTTGCTCATGGCTTTTCCTCGTTTTCGGGAGGCTCGACGGGTTCCATAGGATCGACGAGCGTTTTGTAACTCAGCCCTTTGTCGCGGGCACGGGTCGCGTCGGCGGCGTTTTCTTCATCGACCGTTTCGGCGTCGTAGCCGGTGCGCAGGACCATTTCGCTGCGCGAAGCGAAGCCAGCGTTGACTTCCATCATTCGCGACTGAACATCCTGTACAGGATTGATGTACGCCCATCCCTGCGGCACCCAACGCGTACGCTGGTATTCGCGGCGTCGCAACGCGTAATCCGGTAATGAGAGCGCACCAGACAATACGGCCATGTCCATCCAGGCAGCACGCACTGGGCGGCACAGCTGGTGAACGTAGACACTGAACTGCAGCTGTTCGAGGCGACGACGAAACTCCGTAAGCACGACGCGCAACGCACGGTCATTCACGTCGCGCATATCGCCTGTGAGAATTTCATAGGGCGTACCCGATCCCGCCGCAGCGGCCATCAATTGCTGTCGCATAAAATCGGGATAGTTGTTGCCAGCGTCAGGAGGCTTGGAGAATTCAACCTCTTCGCCCGCACCCAGTTCTTGCATCGTGCCGGGCTCCAGCGCCACCATCGGCGTGAAGCCGTCCCGATCCTGGTCGAGCAACGCGCCGGTAACAGGATCCCGCGGAACTTGCCCCGCATCTGGAGCAGGTCGACTGATGAACCCAGCAAACAGGTTGGCGACTTCTTGGCGGAACAACACCGCGTCGTCGTAGTTATCCAGGCTGCGCAGGCGCTTGAGCACCGGGGCAAGACGCGGCACACCGCGCAGCTGCCCAGGCTCAATCGGTTCGAAGATGTGCAGCACTTGGCTAGCCGGGACTCGCACCAACTGGTTGTAACCGCTGTTGAGCGATGACGCATCACGCGGATGTGCGCGATACATGTGATACGCCGCCCGCTTACCAACCGGATTGAATTCAATACCGGCACGGATGATGTTGCCGTTTTTGGTCGCCTCGAACTTGTCGTGCGGCACAAACTCGGGTGCCAGGACCTGCAACTGCAAGGGCACCGCGTAGCCTTCATCACGACTGCGCGGACGCAACCGGACAAAACACTCGCCGGCTGTCTCAACTGTGCGAGCGATCAGCGCCTGCTGGCCGTAAAAGTCCGTCAGTTCATCGGCATCAGCCTCGTCCACCCAGTCGTCCCACAGTTCCTGCAGGATGTGGCGCAGCTTGTCGTCCTTAGTTTTCGGCCGGGGGTTAATACCGGTGCCGATCAGGTTGCTGACCCGCTTGTCGATAGCATTGAATGCATAGGGGTCGTTGCGCACCGCTGCCCTGGAGCGCGAACGCAGATTGCGCAGCGCTGGCATCACTATGCTGTTGACGCCGCTGTCCGGCGCATCCCAGCTGGCAGAACGTCGGCCCTCACCGGCGCCCTCGTAACTGGCCTTGATGCGATCCGGCAAAAGGAAGCCGCTACGGGAAAGCGTCGGATAACGCGCCATCAGATTCCCTTGCCCCCATGTTGAAGACGAAACACCCGGGAGCGCGGCGCCGCCGAATTCGACAACGACGTGCGGATTTCTTCACGGGCCTTCAAGAGCTCATCGACCGTGCGGTATTCCACGGTACGGTCTGCATAGCGCACGGTTTTCTCACCGCGAGCGATAGCCGCCTCGACTGCTTCAAGGTGCTTGCTGGTAAAGGACATATCAGCGTCTCTTCAGATAACCGCTCTGTGAACTGCGGCGTTGCTGGGCCGGTGCAGCCGGTCGAGGTTGAGCGACCGGTGCAACGGGTGGCGGCGTGGGTGGCGGTGTCGGAACGGCCACGGGGATTTCTGCGGCAGGGGCGGCAGGACGCGGTGGAGCGACTGGCTTTTCGTCGAACAGCCCCGCCTGGGCTAGCGCCTGTCTGATGCGGTCCCAGTCGTGTTCCTTGTAACGGTTGATGCCGAGGTAATGCGCCATCGCCAGGCAATACACCATCAAGTCGAGGGCTTCGTTGCGCTCCGCCTTGCCCTTCACCCATTCGATGCGCTTGTGACCCCGGATGTAACGGGCAACCTTGCGCTCGGCCACACATTGGGCAAAGAAGTCGTCCGGTAAATCGTTGGCAAAGTGCAATGCACCAGGGCCGTCTTCGAAGGGGTAGCGGTTGTATATCCAGTCCTTTGCGGTGTCGGTACCGACAAACCAAAGCTCGGCGCCGTTGCGCTCTGTCTGGCCCTTCCAGGTCACATCAACCATCGACGGGCGCTGGGCGATCACGGGTTTACCAGGTTTACTCGCGCCTTTGATCGCGAAGATATTGCGCCAACGCCGAACGCGGCAGAACTGATACACCTCGTCTGTGTGGTGACCGCCGGAATCGACGCCAGTTGCCAGAATGGCGAGGCCGACGCCGCAGGGGTGTCGATACTTCGCCTTGAGCAGCTCATCCAGAACGGCCCAAGTTCGCTCATCAGCAGGGTCGCCCGAGATGACCTTATGGTCGACCACCCAGCGCTCCATGCCCACGCCCCAGCCCATTACCATCAGCTCAAGGCGATTGGCTTGAACGTCAACCGAGCCTGTAAGCATCAACACACCCGCGGGCATAGACCCGAGCGAATAGTTTTCCAGTCGCGCCCGCGCCATCAGCACGTCGGCCTTGGTTTGCTCTTGAGCGCTGTCCCAGACCTTTGCCAGTCGAGTGTTGTAAAACACCTGCATGGGTTCCAGATCGCCCTTGGCCTGTGCCTTTTTTGCCTTCTCGAATTGCTTCGCCAGCGACCGCCAGTCCATCCAGCCCAGCGGTGAATACAACGCGTTTAGGTTGAAACCAACCGTCTCACCGTCGCCTACAGAGTGAGCTCGCCACTCGCCACGGGCGAGCATGTCGCCTTTGTGGTGCTCCTCGATCAACACATCGCACTCGGGTCCGGCGCACTGATAGTGCACGACGCTGTAATCCGCCGAGTAATGCAGACGCTCCCATTCCAGGACCTGCATGTGTCCGCAAGTCGGGCACGGCACGTAGTAATAACGCTGGTCGCTGGCTTCGAACAGGTCGGCAATGCGCGAAGCGCCCTTGATCGTCGGGGAGCTGGAGAAATAGAACTTGGCATTTCGGCCGAACGTACTGCCCCGCGTTTCAGCCAGTTCGATGGGGTCACCCTCTTCACCCACGTCCACATCCCAGCGGTCGATCTCATCGCCGTAAATGTAGCGGGCAGACAGTTCGGCGAGGTTGGCCGCCGAACCCGCTGTCGTGACGTACAGTGAACCACCCTCGAACTCTTTAGTGTCCATAGTGTTGCGGGAATCTCGCGAGCGGTTCGCGGCAACGCGTTCACGCAACACCGGGGTCGCTTTGATGGTCTTGCCTATCCGTGATGACACCCGTTTTGCTAGCCCCAGACTGGGTAGTAGCGTGAGGATGTTCGAAGGCACCATGTGGATCAGGCCACCAATCCAGTTCAATGCGATCTGGGTTTTCATCAGCTGCGAAGCCACCATGGTGACAACGCGTTTGCAAGGGTGGGCCGGTGACAAACAACGCATCGGCTCGCGGGCATAAGGTGTTCGCGAGGTACGATACTGGCCTGGCTCAGCGGCGCCGGTGTCACGCGGGATCCGCATGTACTCGTCAGCCCATTCGTCTACCCAAAGATCAGGGTCGGGACGCAGCCCACGGAAATAAGCCTCGCGGTACACCTCTGCACCGTCAGGGATTTCCGTCTGCATAGGGTCAACTCGTTGTGATTACTGCATGGGCAAGGTCAGCCGAGGACATACGCTCAGCATCATCCAATGAACGGCGAATCGCTGCCGTCAGGTGCCGTTCGATTTCCCAGGGGTCGGTCATTGAGGCCAGTTCGGGTGCCAATTGCGGCGGCATGCCGAGTAGCTGATCTCGAAGCAAGCGGCCAGCGTTGTAGGCGGCGGTTTTGACCGAGGCCATTTCGACCTGAGAACCCTGGACCTTGTGGAACTCCGCCTCGGCCAACTGCGCCAGGTAGTACTCGCGATGCGCGCGAGCCTTCTGAAAGTCGGGCTGGTTACCCACCGGGGCGATTGGTGCCAGAGGGGCAGCCGAAGGCAGAGTTGATTCAGCTGTCGGAGAGAGTTGATTTAAAACTCCCCGCTGAACCCTGTCCTGTTGGTGCCGGGCAGCCACAGCGGCCTTGCTTGGGTCGGCGGTTTCCGCAATCAGAGCTTCGGTCGCGAGGACATCGACCTGTTTACCGTCCGGCGTTAACACCAAACGGTTGTTGTCTTTGAGCCAGGTGATGTAACTCGGCGACCGGCCAATCCTCGCCGCGAAGGCGCTTTTTGACAGGTATAACGACTCTGCCATAAGTCCTCCATTTCAACGGGATTTCAATCAAATCCTTTCAATTTCAATGCATTGAATTTCAGTAAGCTGGCAACCCTGCGGCTAACAGTTTCCCGCGGGTTTCCTGCCCCGTACCCTCGGAAATCCCCCAGGGTCCCCTCGGATTTTCCGGGCTGGGTTCGGGACCAACTTACTGACCCGGTTCGCCATTGGCGGGAGGCACCGCCGAAACGCCAAGTCGCTTGGCGGCCCAGCGCTCGTACAACCCGATGGCAACATCGGCACCTGCCATCGCGGTCAGGCAACCGAAGCCACCCGCCGTCCAGATCGAAACACCCGCAGCGTACAGCAACATCATCGTCGACAACCCGCAGACCACACAGGCACCGGATCGAAGGGCGAGTCGCCGAACCAGCGACCAGCCGTGCATCCCGTCTTTGTCTGCTCGCCACATCTCGCCCGATACGCCGCCGACCAGGGCTAGGACGATCACTAACCAGATCGGCATTTCTGCCAACGCTTGTTGCTCTGTTGTCATTGCCCCGCCCCTTAAACGCAAAAACCCGGCGCAATGGCCGGGTTTGGTGGTGTGGTGCCTGCCGCTCTATGCGGTCGCACCTATCGAAGATGACTACTTTTTACAGGTCGATTCCGGTGGCAGCAAGCCTGTTTTAATGCCACCCGGTGAATATCTGGTCAACGTCTAGGCAATGTACGTGAATATCTCAAATTCGGCTTCCAGCGCCTCCGGCGCTGTCCGGGCTGTCCTACTTTTCGAATCGAAGTAGGACACCTGAGAGCACCTAAATTCGGGGGGTTGCCTTACTGTCCTACCTTTTATTACTTCTTTCTCCCGTAAAGAGGGAAAGCTTAAAACACGCTCACGCGCACAAGCGCGTGTACGACTCTCGCTATGCTCACACATGAGCGTTGTGTGCGCGGAAAGTTGGACGGTAGGACAGAGCAATGAAAGCGCGGCCCGTGCTCGTCCGACTGCGTACTGTTGCAGTGGGACAAGCCGAGCCAGTAGGACAAGGGCAGACCGAGCATGGGCTGGCATCAAGCAGCAGCCCCCATCAACATGCCGAAGATGCAGAGGTGAGCTTCATGCAGGCGCTGGTAATAGGTGTCGCGCCCACAGTCACAGTGGGCATATCGCAGGCGCATATCCACTTCGTAGGTGCAGTAATGCTCACGCACCACCTGCTCCAAGAGAGGTTCAAGGTGCTTGGTCACAATCAGCTCGATGTCCAGTGAACCCTCAAGCGGTGCACGGAAAGCACGTCGCCCGCGAATTAGCTGGCCGTTGCTCTCCATCATCATCGCGACCATGTTGCCGCCTGCGAGACCTCCACTCGTGAAATTGCTATGCAGCTCTTGAGCCCAGGTACGTAGGCGTGCATCGATCTCTCTAATCAAAGCACGGCTCCTCGAACTGCTCCTGCACCAGGTTCGACGACCTCCCCCAATCGGCGGGTTTCTTATAGGCCCAAGGCCGCTGCCCACTTTTAGGTAGAGCCGCAAGCCGGACCTTACGCCAGCCGAGACGATGCATGATCGCCCCAACACGCATTTGCTCGGGTTTGCCCCAGTGACCGAGGTCGAGCTTGAGAGGACCAGCAAGAATCTCGCTGCCAGTGGCTGTTTCGCCGATCTGCGAGTTCTCCAGCCAATCCAGGATTGGACCTTCCCACTCGTCCACCACGAACCGCTCTTCCTGTGCGTCCGCAAACAAGGTCGACTCTTCCCGGTTAACCCACCAGATGTCTCCAGATTGATAGCAGAACATCGCTTCAGCCCAGAGCTGGTCGCGAACCTCTCTCAGCTTGTCCAGATCCACCTTGGTACACGCCACCGGCCAGTAACGTCGGTTGCCTGTGGCATCTTTGAGATATTCGTCTTGGTTGGTCGTACCCACGAAAACACACTGGCGTGGCACGTCCATCGTTCTGCGGCCATAGCTCTCGCGGTATGTGTCGGTCGAGGCTGAGAAGAACTGCTTGGCCTTCGTCGATTCAGCTTTATTGAAGCTGTCCAGCTCGCCGAGCTCGACGATCCATTTACCACGTATGGCCTGAAACCCATCCTTGTCGCCCAAGGCAAAGGGAGTGTCCATGAACCACTCGCCCCCCAGCACACTCATCGCCGTAGACTTACCAGCACCTTGCGCGCCCTCAAGAATCATCACCGAGTCGGCCTTGCAGCCTGGCTTCATGACCCGACCAACCGCTGATACCAACCAGCGCTTGCCCACCTTTGAGCTGTATTCCGTGGGAGCGACACCCATGATTTCAGTCAACCAGGCCTCAATGCGTGGCACACGATCCCACTCCAGGGCGTTCAGATAATTGCGCACCGGGTGGAATGCATGATCGTGTGCGACCACGCTCACAGCCTCGATCACGCTGGTGGCTTTGACCCGCAGGTTGTATTGCTGCGCCAGCCACTTCATGACCAACATGTCATCGATGTCTGCCCAATCGCCCACACCGCCGCCATAAGGCGCAGCACGCAGCTTGACGATCTTGGAGCTGAAAGCACTAAAGCCGATGACACCAGCCCAGCGCTCGTCGTTACCGAGGATCAGCTCAACGTTCTGCATGTGCGCAATCAACATACCGTTCTCGGTACGGGCCAGTTGGTCTTTCCAACCGCCCGCAGCTGGTGGTTTGACCACCGCCAACACCTGACGGCGAACAGCCTCTAAGCCCTCAGCGCAATGCAGGTCATTGAAGTCCGTCCACTTGTCCTCACGCTCGACGGCAAAGATAGGAGCGACCACCTGACCACCGACGACTGTGGCCGCGTTGTCGGCCTTCTCTTTACCAGGGTTCCAGGCATCGCCATTAGGGCGCTTGGTCTTCCAATCGTCATCCCGGCAAACAATGATCGGACGACCAGGGAAGCGTTCGCGCATGGTCTTGGCGACCGACATCAAATTGCCCGCATCAAAAGCAATCGCGACCGTTAATGAAGTCGCCATATGCAGGCTTGCGCCGGTAGCGAATCCTTCACACACCAACACTGGCTCACCCGGCTCAGGGTGCGGCCCGATCAAATGGAAAGCGCCCTCCTTCGACATCCCGTAAGGCCAGTAGGATTTATCCCGCCCCGTGCTTTCTTGTTTCTCAGGGTAGATCACCTGCAGACCGACGATCTGGTCACGCGCATCACACATCGGAACCAAAACCGCGCCGGAGCGCGGAGCATAACGAACACCAAAACCGACGATCTGCTTTCGATCCAGATAAACGCTACGCCCCTTATCAGGCATCCGTTTGAACATTCCAGCGGCACGGTTAGCAGCGCGCCTCGCCGCGTTGGCCGCAACCTCAGCAGCCCTTCGCTTGGCCTCTTCCTGCCGAGCGCGCATGACCTCACGTTCTTCGGCGCTCATCTTGCCCGCCTTGACCTTGATCTTATGCGTCTCGCCCGAACGCCAGTCGCCAAAGCTGCCAAAAATCAGCGCATCGCCCTTCTCGGTACGATGCTCATGCACTACATACCATCCGTTCTTTTCAGTCCCCTTATCCTGAGAAGTCTTGCAGCGGGTCAGCTTGGCAAAAACCAAGGGCTGCTGGGGCTCCAAGCCGTAGTCCGCGAACTGGTTCAGCACCTCATCGAGCATGGCGAGCCCCAACAACCTCATCGATGGACTGGCAGGTCACACACTGAGTGCAGCCGGGCACAGCCAAACGGCGAGCCGATGGAATCGGGTCATCACAGCTTTCGCAGAAAAGGAAGGAGTGAGCCGCTACAACAGACTTGGCAAGGGTACGCGCGGCCAGCGCCTGATCGAGCCGCTCCTGCACGAGGTCATTGGCGAAATCAGCAATATCAGCCACGAGCCACCCCCTTAGTCGTTTGGTTGACGTAAGAGGCGCGGTTGTACATCCCCAACAGCCCTTGGATACCTCGGAAAACCTGCTGACGGATTTCCGCAAGCTCACCATCCTCGACCCGGCCATCGCCAATGTGCTTGGCCCAGGTCTCGGACAAATCAGCGACTTGACGGAAGAATGACGCGATGCCTGACGTAAGGGTTTCAGGCATGTCACCGGTGTAGGTTTCAGCAAGATCCTGCCAGATGGTATCGCCGACCAAGGCATGGACGGCATCCAGGATCCGGCGATCCTTAGTCAGCTCCAGAATTTCAGCAAACTCTTGGATGTTGACAGTGTGGCTCGGGTGGGTGGGAGAGAGCTTGTGCTGCAAGGTGGTCGCATTGCGGCCGGTGGTGGCAGCAATAGCAGCGGCACCACCAGGATAATCCCGGGCAGCGTGGTAAAGCGCGAGATCGAGCGGCAGAATTTCCCGCTTTGCACGATCAACGCTATTGAGAGCAATTCGGCTCATGGCATTAATCCTTAAAAGTTGCCAGTGCCGCGCGACATGTAGTGGTGATACATTTGCCGCGTGGCTGAGAGGCCCAAACGCCGATAAGGTCCGCAAGACCGAAACCGGCACCGTGCCGAGGCAAACGATCCGTCGTTCACCTCTGGCGCATTAGCTGCCCGCTCTGTGGTGGAAGAGGCAGCAACACCAAGGCATCCGTGCCTCGGAAAGCGCAATGATGGTCGACGGTTTGCATGTGGTGTGCCCGTCTATCTTCATTACGACCCGACAGCGCTGTGGTGGTGCGTGCCGGGAGGAACTGGGCGGCCCATGGGTCGCCTTTTTTCTAGCTATGCGGTTTGTCGAGACGGAGGTGTTTCAGTGACTCCAAAATGCTCAAGGACCTCGAGGATCGATACCCGCCCCCCGCTTTCGCGTGCCAAGGCTTTGATCAGCGATACGCTTGGGTCCTTGCTTGCGTATTTTACGTGCAGACGTAGATAGCTAGACGAAATCCCACAGCGTGCTGCGTACCTTGTTACGCCGTCCTGATCTAATGATGTGATGTATTCAGGTAATGTCATTGATGTACCTCCCGAACGAAAGTTAACCCTTAAGGTTAACCATTGCAACACCTATGTGGACATTCACCTCAAAGGTTAATCCCGCCAAAATCCGATGATGAAAATCTCAGATACTCGATTGCAAAATTTCCGGCGAATTATGGTGGAACGAAACCTTCGCCTGACTGACATAGCTGACCTTTTGGGCAAGGCTCCTGCTCAGGTGAGCGCTTTTGGGGGCAAGAATCCTACGAAAGGAATCGGCGACCAGATAGCTCGTGAGATTGAGAAAGCTCTTGATCTTCACAATGGCTATCTAGATATGCCTTTCGGGTTAGGTGAGTTCAACAACGCGACGGTGCTGAGCCGCACAGGACGAAAATTACCAGTGATGGGATCCATAGCAGCTGGAGCTTGGTGCGAACCGGCATTAAATTTTGATCCTGAAGATGCAGAAGAATGGATTGATGCTCCTGGCCCCGTTGGGCCAAGAGCATTCATATTAAGGATCGAGGGTGTCAGCATGGAACCCAAATTTGTTGAAGGCGATAAAATCGTCATCGATCCCGACCTCGAGGCTCTGCCTGGCCATTATGTCGCAGCTAAACGGACAAGGGATCAAGCTGCAACGCTCAAGCAATTAAAGCAGGAAGGCAATGAGCAGTACCTCTACGCATTGAATCCAGACTGGCCAGAGCGAATCATCCACATGACAGAAGAGTGGAGTATTTGCGGTCGCGCCCGCTGGAAAATTTCAGACCTTTAAACACTTAGCTCTGCTTCAAGAAAAGGATAGCAAATGAAGTACAAGACAAGCGATGTATTTGGTGTCAGAAGCCAATTGATAGAGTCATATATAGAAAGAACGAGTGTCGATGAATTATTCAGCGCAGCCCTAGAAGAAAAAAACCAAGTAATAGTATACGGCTCCTCTAAACAAGGAAAAACCTCACTAACACTGAAGCACTTAAAGTTAGATGAGTACGTCAAGATTGAGTGTTCACCACAGACGCAGACCATTGATATCTACCGATCAATTCTAAGACAATCTAATATAACTTACTTTGAAAGCAATACCCAAGGATTGAGCTTTGAAGCGTCTTCCAATGTAAACGCGGGAGTCAAAGTCAAGGTTCCATTCCTCGGCGAAGCATCATTAGGTGCCGGTATAGCGGATAAAAGCACAAAAACAAGCTCTAACAAAGAACTCTACATAGAATACAACTTAGCGCTTGCTCAAGACGTCTCGGAACTGCTCAAGAAAAAAGAAATTGACAAATTTATAGTGCTTGAAAACTTCCACTACCTTTCTCTGGAGGTCCAAGAAAGCCTGGCCTATGATCTGCGTGTATTTCAAGACTTAGGCGTGATTTTCATCGTGCTAGGAATCTGGCGAGAAGCTAACCGCTTGGTACAGTTTAACGGCGATCTTCTGGATCGCGTCACAGAAGTACCTGTAGAGCCATGGCTTGATGAGGACTTCATCAAGGTAATCCTTAAAGGTTCAAAGCTTCTGAATGTTGACTTCTCTACCGTCCAAGACAGGCTCATTAAATCATCATTTGATAGCGTTGGTGTAGTTCAGGAGTTATGCAAACAATGTTGCATATCAGCCGGTGTTACTGAGACTTCATCTGATACTGTAGTCATCACCGATGTGGACCTTGACAGCGCATTAGCTACAAAAGCTGGAGAGTACGGTGGGCGACATATTCGAAACTTCGAATCCTTTGTTGATATTACACGCAAAACCAGCAATCAAAGTGGTAAACCATCTCTAGCATTCCCTTACTATTTTATAAACTTATTGTTGAAAGCTGACCTTGAGAATATTGAGCAGGGCTTATCTCGCTCGAGCCTACTTGAGGGAATCAGAAAAGCGCATCACAGAGCTGACGATGTACGCTCAGGCGACCTCGGTGCTTTCCTCCATAACATCACCCAACACCAAATCAATAAACGAATTCAGCCCCCTTTCGTAGATTACGATCGTGGAAGCAAGATTTTGAAAATCATCGATTCTTCACTTTACTTTTTTTTAAGACATTGCGACCGCGACGCCATCCTCGCAGATATCCCGCACCCAATAATTGATTACTCCGAAGATTTGCTGTCGGGTCTAGAAGACCCAGAGCATGCACCGAAACCATAGGCCGAAACACGAAACAAACAATCACCCCAAAGGTTAACTTCTTGACCGAGTTAACCTTTGGGGTTAATAATTGCCTCACTCTTCCACCACAGAGCGAGGCAACACCATGCACACCACTGCCACCCTGCACGTCCATCCGGCCGCTGCTGACCCGTTCCGCATCTTCGAAGTTCGCCGCCTAGCGCGTGAATCAGGCTGCGCATACGTCGCCACCAAAACCAAACCAAAAAGCCGTTACGCGCCCGTACCGTTCGACCCTAACGACGGAGGCAGGGCAGCATGAGCAAGTTCAAGGTCGATAACCGCACCCTTATGCTGCTCAAGGCCCAGGCCAACATGAGCGAAACCTTCAACCACACATTGCGTTCAGCCCCAATGCGGGAAGCGCTGTCATTTCGTCTCAAGGTCGAACGCAACCAGGCGGATACTTTGTTCACCGTGGAACTGGGGAGCGAACGTCACACCCTGACCCTCGACAACAACCCGAAAGCACACCTCAAGCTGGCCGATTTTATCGAAGAGATAGTCAACGGACCTTACGATCCGAGCACTGCAACCCATCTTCAGCATGCGAGCCGTGAATACGCGGCCTTCAATGCTGAGCATCGCCGGAAGGTATTCGATCTTGTCCGCACTGGCGGCGCGCTGATCCTGGACATGGGCTTTGAACTGCCCATCCATTTGGCGATTGATCGCTCTCAGAGACGCCAAGGCATCACTACCATCGTGAGCATTGGTGTGAAACGTCCACGCACTAAATGCTTCACCGCATCCGGCAGTGATGTCGAGATGTTTGAGATGGTTGCGGAGTCCATCAATCACTTGGCAGCGGTGGCAACACCTGCAGCTCATGCGGCTTGAGGGGACAAACATGGAACGCGACCTAGAAAAAACCGCTAAGTACTTCGGCCTTACCCGCCCAAAACTGATGCAACTGATGCGTGCAAAGGACCTGCTTAAAGGGAACCTGCCCGCCTACCCAGTCCGCGACCGAGCGTACCTGCGGATTAAAGACAGTAGTTGGTATCACGACACCCTGGGCATGCAGTACAGCCAGTCGACCAGGGTTCGCCAAGCCGGTATCCCCTGGCTTGCGGAGCAACTTGGCCTCGACCTTCCTGCCATTCCGGCAGACAACCGTGACGTGGCCTAGGGAATACGCCCGCCAGATCGTCGCGTTACGCACACGTGAGGAGCGCAATGCAGCGCTCCTTGAGGTGCCTGAGCATCTGCGCGAGCTCACCAAACGCCATTGCTTGAACAGCTGGAATCACTCAAACAGGAAAAAAACCAATGAATCATGAGCTACTAGATTACGTGCTGAAAACCTTTCTTCATTTACCTCGCTCTGATCGCACTCCTAAAAAAATCAAAAGCGTTCTGGAACTTATCACCGAGATTGCAGGGACCAAAATCGGGACCGATATTTTGAAGCAAGGCCATGCGTCAAGAGTGTCTACTGACCCAAGCTGCATCCTCATTCGGATTAACGAAGTGTCAAGTATTGTCGGACTCGCCCGCTCGACTATTTACAAACTACTCAGTAATCCTCAAAGCAAGTTTCCACGTCCTGTAAAGCTGACAGATGCCACCGGCAAGGGTGCCCCAGTTGCCTGGGTGCTCTCAGAGGTAGAACAGTGGGCACGCTCACGCAGCCAGGATCTCGTCGAGCATATAGGTCAATTACAGGAGTAAAACATGACCACTAGCCAGAACCAACTGCGCCTTATGCAAGCACCGGAAGTGGCAACAATCGAGTTGCTCTACCGGACGTTCGGTGACGTGCTGATCCCACTGGAAAAGCTGCGCGAGCACTACTTTCGCAACCTCAATGAACAGACCTTCGCCATCGAGATTACGAACGGTCGTATTCAGCTACCGGTGACCACCCTGCATGCGAGCCGCAAGGCTCCCAAGTATGTGCACATTCGTCACGCAGCAGCCTTGATCGACATTCAGGCCTATCGGGCAGACGAGCAATACGCAAAGACTAAAGAACCGCCGAACGACGACCACCAATAACCGAAATGGCTGTCACCACCAGCCGAAAACACCACCAGGAGCACACCACATGACAACAGCACAGATTTACGCACTGATTGGAATCATCATCCCAGTCGGCCTTCTTTTTTGGTTTGGCTACATGATGGGAAGGAGCGAAGGCGTAACTCTCGGCCTTAAAAAACGCGAGGACGTCCCACGCGAACAAGACCTGGCCAACATCAAAAAACTTGAAGCCTCGCTTCAATTCCTGCGCGATGACCACCAACGCCTAGCCAAGCATTGCAAAAGCCTTAAGCAAAGTTTGTCCTTGGGCTTGAAAGAAAAAGAAGCACTGCTCGACATCGCGGAAAAGCTTCGGATTGCTGCGGAGACGTTCAGCGCGTTCCGCACCGGCAAAAAACTTCACCAGGATTGCCTGAGCCTGCGAAAGCAAGCTCTGGAGATGGCCGCACTTCTGCAGGCAACAGAGCAGGAGCAAGCAGCATGAGAAAGCCCATATCTGTGATCCGCCTCAGCCCAGAGGCGGCCGGTGATCTAAATCAAAAATACCTGAAGGCTGACTCCGCGTTGAAGACGCTTAGCCGTTATCAACGTGAATTCGACAAGCAACTAAAGGTACTGATCGGGCAAGAAGCGCTGCGCACACTGCAAAAAGCCACCGAAAACGCGCTGTTGCTGGCCGATCTGGTTAAGGAGGCTGCGTGATGAGCCAGATATTAACAATGACCGGCCAATCGTTTGACTTGTACGCGCCGCAAGCCGATCAGATCGACCCACGGGATATCTCACACGCCCTGGCCCACTTGTGTCGATTCAACGGTCACTGCCGAGACTTTTACAGCGTGGCCCAACACAGCTGTATCGTCGCGGACTTAGTGCCAGAGGAGCATAAATTGGCCGCCCTGCTTCACGACGCCACCGAAGCTTACGTGGGTGACATGGTGCGCCCGCTCAAGGAGTTGATGCATGCCTACCAGGACGTCGAGAAATCGATATGGGAACGGATATGCACTCGTTTCGGCCTCGAAGCAGACCTACCAGATGAAGTGCACCACGCGGACCTCGTTGCACTCGCCACAGAACGACGCGACCTCATGCCACCCGATACGGCCATATGGCAATGGCTGATAGGCATCGACCCATCGGACGACATCATCCGGCCTTGGTCACCACTTGAAGCGCGGCTCACCTATCACCAGCGGTTGATGGATCAGCTCGCCATCGAACACCGGAGGAAAGCGGCATGACTCAAACACTGACACGCCACCAGAATCAAACCGCTTTGCTCCGCATCACCTGCAGCATCACCGCGCAAAAAATAAACAGTCTCTGCTGCGCAGCAGCAGGCATTACTGCTCTTTGCCGCAGCACCACCGAGGTGCTTTTACCCCTCGAAAAGCTGCGCGGGGCAGCCACAACCGACACAACGCTGATAGCTCAGGTTCGCTCGCTCGCGCAGCCTGCTCAGGGGTGTATCCACTTTGCGCTGGAGGGTCAGTAAATGTCCCTTCAAGCCGAGATCCTGTCTGAAGAAGAGATAGCCGCCATTACTGGATACATGACTGCCTCACGACAGATCAAATGGCTGAGTAACAACAGCTGGCATTACGTGCTGACTGCAGCTCGACGACCTGTGGTTGGAAGGGTGTATGCACGTCTGAAACTGTCCGGCGTTAAGCCGACATCGGCTGCTGCTGTTGCTGATACCTGGACACTCGACCTGGCCAAGGTTAGCTAGCCCATGCGACCGAGAAAACCCGAAAACAGAGACCTACCACCGCTGATGATCAGGCGTACACGCAAAAGAAAAAACGGGAGCGTGTACGTCTTCTACTTCTACTGGGGAAAAAAAGAAGATGGGAAATCAGTTGAGATACCGCTCGGCACCGACTTCGACGTCGCCAAAATCGAGTGGGCAAGACTCGATCAAAAAGCTGTACCTCGAACAGTAAAAACTTTGGACCAGGTATTTGATCGATACGACAGGGATGTCATCCCGACCAAAAAAAGCAGCACTCAAAGGGAGAACCGACTTGCTCTTAAACAATTGCGAGCCGCATTTGGCTCTGCACCGGTAGACGCGATCACACCCCACGTGATCGCGCAATATCGAGACGCTCGGACTGCCAAGGTGCGGGCCAACAGAGAGATATCGCTCCTATCCCACATCTACAACGTCGCTAGGGAGTGGGGTCTGATTACGGTCGATAACCCTGTTACCGGTGTACGCAAAAATAAAGAGAAGCCTCGGGACTTCTACGCGACCGATGAGATCTGGAGCGCTGTCTACGCACAAGCAACATCAGAGCTTCGTGATGCCATGGATCTGGCCTATCTGACCGGACAGCGGCCATCAGATGTACTTTCTATGCGTGCATCCGACGTTATTGGAGATTATCTCCATGTTGCCCAAGGTAAGACGGCGAAGAAACTTCGCATCCAGTTACTCAACAGCGAGGCTGGCAGTAACGGCCTCGGCGTTCTGATATTGCGTCTGCTGGAACAGCGTAAAGCTCGGGCGGTACGCAATCCTTATCTGATAGTGACGGAGAATGGCAGGAACGTGACCAAGGCGATGCTGCGGCTTAGGTTCGATGACGCGAGAAAACTGGCAGCGGCACAGGCGATCAAGGATCTCGACCAAGTGCTCAGCATGGGAATAAAGGCGTTTCAGTTTCGAGACATCCGTCCGAAGGCTGCAAGTGAAATCGCCGACCTAGGCAACGCGAGCAAGCTCCTTGGACACACCGACAAGCGCATTACTCAAACAGTTTACAGACGAGTTGGCGAGATCGTTGCCCCCACAAAATAGTCGACATTTCATGTTGACTCTGGGACTTAGACGTCCAAGACTCGCCAAGTCTATGCCTTGGCGACTTAGGTCGAGTTTGCCGCTGACTGTGAGTGGCGTAATGCAAAATATATAGGCAAAAAAAAGGCTGCTTTTAGCAGCCCTTTTCACCATAGATTCAAGCCATCGCCCTATACTCAGACAATTGATGAAATCTATCGTTAATCACGAACTTAATTATCGATTTCACTTCGTCAGAGCAGTTTCTGAAAGAAATTTTCGAAACCACGCTCCGCCCGCGGCGCAGCACCAGATCGCCTACCAGCTCATCGACAAACGATTGCGTGGCGTCTCTGTTCGAAAAATCAATGACAACGGTGCTTCCGCCATCCAACTGTTTTTCGATTTGCTTTCGAAATGGAGTCGCAGAAGCCCTCATACCCAGCGTGCGAACGGTCTCTGACCCTGCCGCCAAACTAATTAGGGTTTGCATGACACTTTTCCTCAGTGATGTTGCGCATACACATGTATCGGTGTGACGTGCCAATGATTTAGCTGAGACAGCAATTAAATCGATTCGGCATCAATCATCGAAATTTATTTCCTCGTCCAAGGTACCTTCAACCGCTGGCAGCAAGGATGGAATATCAATTTTTGGCAGGAGGTCTCTGTTGCACTCAAATGCTATGGCAACACCCTTCCAAGGGCAATCGTCAATCTGCCCCTCGCCTTTGTCTCCGGTTCGCATCCACGCCTTCCCGCTGCCAATCACAAGAAACCCATCCGCAGCAGCAGCAATCTTAGCAGTCGTAGTGAGTCCAACGCCTTGATTTTGGCTATCGCTGTCATAGGAGATAAGTGCTCCTCGATTGCAGCTGACCCTCTCAATGAGAGCAATCTGGATCGCCCTAAGATCAGTCCTTTCGTTGAGCATAGCGTGATCCTTGAGAGTCGCTAAGAATCCACAGCCGTTATCAACGATAGCTAACCTGACAGAACCATGAGTTTTGAAATGCTGGCAAGCTACCCATACGGAAGCGTTTAAATTACCGTCTTTTTTTGCATGGGACAATGCATTCTCAAGAAGCTCCTTGAGAGCATACTCAAGAGGGCGACGGTAAGGCTCCATTTCTTCTGCGGTATCGGGGTTGTCTTTTATGCCTGTCATGGCATGAACCAACCTGGAGGCGACAACCTCAGACTGCTCCGCATTTGTTACTTCAGTCAGTTCGACGCAATTATCGGGTTCACCCTGGGGGTTCCGCCCGACTTCTGGATCAAACCCGTCCACATCCAAGCCAACGAAGAAATCCATCCGGATCAGATACGCAAGCATGTCATTAGACATGAAGCGACAGTACATCTCATGATCATCAGGACGAGCGTCGAGAGTCGCCCTCAGTGTCGCCAGTCCGATTGGATCGATGAATTGAAATTCAGACGCATCCAGTACAACGACACCATCACAATTTTTGATTTTATTGCAAAAATCGAAAATCGCAGCCGGGTCTGAGGCGCTCAGCGTCTTTGGAAACCAAATCGCATCTTCCGTAGAAAGGTAACCCTGGTCGATCACAGCTTCTTCCCTGAAAAAAATCGGTGCGCGACTATATCTGTCTGGCATCGTGACATCAATGAAATTCAA